CCACCACCAGTGTACAGGACGCCTTGCTATTGTGAAAGATCCTGAGCTTAAGTTAAGAGTGATTGCTATGGTTGATTACCTTAGTCAATTCCTCTTAAAACCGATCCATGAGGATTTGTTGTACTTATTGTCAACATTATCCCAGGATCGTACTTATACCCAAGACCCTCACAATAGCTGATCGGAGGGCGGAGGGGCAAACTTCTATAGTCTGGATCTTAGTTCGGCTACTGATCGCTTCCCACTGACTCTTCAGAAGAAGTTATTGTCATATATTTATGATGACTTTGACTTCGCCCAAGGGTGAGCAAACCTTTTAATTAAAAGAGGTTATGTTACACCTGAGGGAGTTAGTTTAAACTATTCTGTTGGTCAGCCTATGGGGGCGTACAGTAGCTGAGCTGCCTTCACGATTACCCACCATCTTGTCGTTGCTTGGGCTGCCCACAAAAGTGGGTATTCCCTAGTATCTGGTTTCAAGGATTATATAATCCTTGGAGATGACATAGTCATTAAAAATGACCGTGTCGCCAGTAACTATATAGCAATTATGACAAAGTTAGGTGTAAAAATCTCTGTTCCAAAGACGCATGTATCGAAAGATACTTACGAATTTGCTAAGAGATGGATTCGTGGAGGTAAGGAGATTACCGGTATTCCTTTGAAAGGAGTACTTGGACATTGAAAAAATGTCCTTGTAGTGTATCTGGAATTATTTAATTATTTCCAGAAACGCCCTATCAACCGAATGCCTATCCTTGATCTAGCCTGTTTGTTGTATAAAGGTCTTCCTATTAAGGGTGGACGGATTAAATCCGCTCACTCTATAAGAAGGCTTTTATATGACTTTAACCAGGCATTGAGATATAATTTTGGTCTTGCTACCTATGATGAACTTCGTTCATACTGGGCAAGTAAGACTAGAAACCACATCTCGATGGTACCCGGGAAGCGTATACTTCCTTCATTGCTGAAGGCTACGCTATCCACGGCACTGGTTAAGGAGGTAGCCAAATCACGATTGGAAACTGCTTATTCAGTAAAGTCTTTTAATGGTTATTTCGGAAATTTAATCCGAGACCAAAGATTGCCTTACTTGAAGGAGCTTATCCAGCAATTCGCATTATTTCATGCTTACAAAAACCATGTCCAGGAGGCGAAAATCGCCTTGGATGCTTGGTTAAAGGACACAATGTCCTTTGAAGATGTAATCATGAAGATGCGGATTGAATCTTTTGACAAAATTGCTTACATGTACCGTAATAAGTCGGCACGTGTTGCTTTAATGTCTAAGACGTGATCTAATTCCTTCTCCCTGCTGTTCAACAAGGACCAAAAAGCTTATGTTAAGTTTTCGGCCGATGTAAGACAGATGCAGCGTGAAGCTGCTTCTGTGAACAGGAGAGAAAAGTAATGGCTAGAGCGATGATCTAAAC